AAAGAAGAAAGCAACAAAGAACTTGCAAGAGATGATTTTTTAGAATTTACAAAACAGATGTGGCCTGATTTTATTGAAGGTGAGCATCACAAAACGATTGCAAAAAAATTTAATGATCTCGCTACAGGAAAAATAAAAAGATTGATTGTGAATATGCCGCCAAGGCATACCAAGTCAGAGTTCGCCTCAACCCTGTTGCCTGCTTGGATGATCGGGAAAAATCCAAAACTAAAAATTATACAAACAACACACACAGGAGAACTAGCAGTTAGGTTCGGGCGTAAAGCTAAAACATTAATCGACTCTCCAGAGTATCAACAGATATTTAAAACAAGACTCAGAGAAGATTCACAAGCCGCTGGTCGCTGGGAAACTGCACAAGGTGGCGAGTATTTTGCAGCAGGCGTCGGGGGTGCTATTACAGGTCGAGGTGCAGATCTGTTAATCATCGACGACCCACACTCGGAACAGGATTCTATGAACATGGGTGCTTTGGAAAAAGCATACGAATGGTATACTTCAGGTCCAAGACAACGTTTACAACCAGGCGGTAAAATCGTTTGCGTTATGACTCGTTGGAATGTAAAGGATCTAACAGGAATTCTTATAAAGAACCAAACAGAACCCAAATCGGATCAATGGGAGTTGGTAGAGTTTCCGGCAATAATGCCGAGTGGTAAGCCCGTATGGCCGGAGTACTGGAAGCTAAATGAACTCGAAGGAGTTAAGGCATCCTTATCACTCGGTAAATGGAATGCACAATGGATGCAGAATCCAACTTCTGAAGAAGGTGCAATCATAAAACGTGAGTGGTGGAACAACTGGGATAAAGATGACATACCGATGTTAGATCATGTCATACAATCTTACGATACTGCTTTCATGAAAAAAGAAACAGCGGACTATAGTGCGATAACTACATGGGGTGTGTTTAGATTAAACGAAGACTCTCCTCCACAATTAATTTTACTCGATGCACTAAAAGATCGATACGAGTTTCCAGAACTACGTCGAGTTGCAAAAGAGCAATACGATTACTGGCAACCAGAAACTGTTTTAATCGAGTCTAAAGCATCAGGGCTCCCACTAACTTACGAGCTAAGACAGATGGGTATACCAGTTGTCAACTACACACCTAGCCGTGGAAACGATAAACATACGCGTGTTAATTCTGTTGCACCTTTGTTTGAATCTGGTAATATATGGGCACCTTTAGATAAACAGTTCGCTCAAGAGGTTGTAGAAGAGTGCGCTGCGTTTCCGTATGGAGACCATGATGACCTGGTCGATAGTACGACACAAGCAATCATGAGATTTAGGCAAGGCGGTTTGATAAACCATCCAGAAGATTACGAGGATGAAAGACTGCCTAGAAGAAAATATAAATATTATTGGTAAAAAATTATGGGACCACTGGCACAGTTTTTATTAGCACTAACAAATCTTGTTAGATCAGGTATAATTAGAAATATACCTACCGCACTTAAAGCAGCTGAAAGAGAGTTTGGTAAAGTAACTCCACTTCTTAAAAAACAGATAGAGAGA